TATTTCGCCATCTTGAATGACCTTACAAATCCTGGTTTTTGGATTAATCAATTCAATGTAATCGCTCATAGTTGTGGCTTCCATTTTCCGTCGCTGGCAAGAACATGCCAACGTGGCGGGCACTGGGTTGCCTTGCTGCGCTGAGTGCAGAAATAACCGCCCCAACTCTTAGGCGCCCCGTCGTGTGACTGTTTCCAGACCATGTGACCATGTGCGCACAATGGCGCTTCAGCAACTAGTTCACCGCCCAATTGTTTTGCGATCTCACCCAGACTTGACGCCAGGGGTGTTGCAATTGGCTTTTCGTCTTCGAATTTGGTTGACCAGTAATCTGGTTGGGCTTCGGGTTGTGGCTTGACCGCCGCCGCCTTTTCGACCTGCTCCATGACTTCTTTTGTCGTGCGTTCTGCACCGCCCATGACCAGTTGTTGCACCCGCATAATCGCTGACGTCACCGAATCTTCTACAAACCAGCGACGCATGTTGGGTTGATAGGCGGCCTGGTACCCATAGGCATAATCGATACCAGCTGCTAAAACGTCGTCATGGTTTCGGAATGCTTTCGCTTCAACCAGGACGTAACCCTTTTCCGCACTAAATTCCACAATTCTTGTTTCAATGCGACCTGTTGGGTAAGTCTTAATCCAGCGTTCTAGTCTTTCGCGGCTTGCTTCGTAGTTGTCTAGGAATCCCATTAGCGTTGGCGCTCCTGTTGTCTTCCAATGGCCATTCCAGTTGATCGGCCTGCATGGTAGCCAACTGATTTGCCGTCACGATAGCCCATTGAATAAATAATGGTGCTGATGGTTAATTGTCCGATTATGACAAAACCAATGATTTGTTCCATTGTCATTTTGAATTCTCCCGATTCTAGGTGGTAACTGCTACCACCTGAGATCAGGGTGACGCATGATTGGCGCGCGGTCAAGAACCTTGCGTGTTTGTCGGCGTGTCCGTTGGTTTAGGCTTGGATTTCAGCCCATTACCCGCCAGTACGCCACCCAATGAACCAGTCAGGAATATGGCCAGGGTTTTCAATAGATCAATGAACGCTGCGTCGTTGGGCGCCTGGGCGCCTATTGGCTGGGTGACGAAGATCAGCGCATAAGTTATGCCAACCGTCACAACCAAAAAAACCAGTGCCAGGGTTGAACCAATAATCAAAATCAGTTGCGCGTGGACGTCCTCAGGGGTGCGCCGTCGGTACGGTTTTTGTAAATTCTTCTCCAATGATGTCGTCAGTGCAAGTTCCAGTAGGGACGCACTGCGGTTTTTGGCATTCTGGGTTTTCCCAGTTTTCGAATTCCTGGCATTCATAACGTGTCCACCCCTGATACCCGCAAGCGGTCAGGGTTAGTGCAAGTGCCCAGACCAACCCTGCCGCCGCGAATCTGCGGTTCACTTCCCCGTTGAACCGAAGGCTTTGTCGTTTGGATTAAGCCAGCGCAAAATCACTGGCGCGACTGCTGCGACCCCTGCCATTGCGAGGGTTTTTGGGTCTGTCACACCTGCCATGTATAAGGCAAGCGCAGCTGCTAAAAATGATCGACCCCATGAGGCTGCTAGGGCTTTGGCTTGTTCCATTTGGTTTTCTCCTTCTTTGGTTTATCTGCCGTTTTTGGCATTTCAACACTAGGAAATTCTCCCTTGTAAGGTGTGAATTTAGGAACACCAAAACCAACGATTTCCTTGCCTTCACCAAATCCCCGGACTTTGATCATCACCATTCCACCATTGCGCTGATCGCCAGTGCCACTGGTGTTGCCTTCGATTGTCAAACATGTTTTATTGTCAATTAAGCCAACAACAATTCCAATGTGTGAAATGCGATCAACACCGTCATGTGGAAAATCCATAAACGCTAAGTAACCCAATTGCGGAATGTTTGACCAGCGATTGATTTCCTTAAATTTGTGGGCACCAACTGCAGTGCTGACGACTGAATGAATTTTGACGCCAGCCTGTGCCGCACACCAATTGACAAAACTTCCGCACCAGGGCAACCCGTCGGCCTTAGTAAATTTGCCGTATTTGGTCAGGTTATCGCCTTCTTCGATTGTTCCGACTTCATTAATTGCAACTTGAATAAGTTGCGCCGACGTACCAAGTGGATATGTCATGACAATAGAAGTTTTGCTTCTGCTTCAGTAATACCCAAACGCTCCAATAATGCCACTTTAGCAATTAACGCAGCTTCTTTTTCGGCCATAAACGCTTGTAACGCTGCCGTTTCGGCTTCGTGTTTTTTCAATTCTGTAGCGTTCATTTCACGGTCTATCACTTCGCCCGTTTCCACGTCATGGATTCTGATTGTCGGATTTGTCATTATTTCACCCCGTAAAGTAGGACTGTACCTGCGCTGAATGTTCCTGATGATGGCACAAATTTTAATGAGGAAATTGCGCTATTTGTTTTTATTCCACCTGATGACGTAAAACCATAATCCCCTGCGGTGGCCGTTAAAAATCCTGTGTATTGAAACGGCTTGTAAGCGACTGTGGACGCATAATTGTCAATGATCAATACTGTGCTGTTATTTGTGTTGCCTTGAGTAGAGGTGGCGTTTCCAAATATATCTGCGTTGGTATTTTTATCTGTGGCATAGGTATTGTTTACATTGGAATGGTTTGGATAATATGCAAGGCTTGCCGTGCCATTTGGCTGAATTGACATTAAATAATTTGCAGACGCATTTGCTACGCCATAAACGTAAGCAATAAGCCGATTGTATGAACCTGAAATGCCACTGATTGTTGTTGAAGCACCGCTAAGGGTAGTTGTTGAAAGTAAAGTCATTCCCCCAGAAGCCGCAGCTGCCCAGGCTAAACCTGTCGCCGCAGTTGAATCGGCCGTCAAAACTTGACCATTTGTGCCAACTGCCAAACGGGCAACTGTATCTGCTGCGGTCGCCGCAATTAAATCACCCTTTGCGTCAACTATGGTTTTGGCTACTGCGCCATTTGCAAGATCGTAGGCAGATTTCACACTGTTTGGTGTCGCCGCAGTTGTCGTTGACGTACTTGATGTCGAATCAGTTAATTGCACTGCACCCTTGACTGAAGTGGTTGCGTCCTGAATTCCAACTGTAATGGCACCACTCGTGCCACCGCCTGTCAATGGTGATGAAGCGGTCACTGCAGTGATATCACCGACGTCGTTTGTTATCCAAGTGAAATCCATGTCGGTGTTTGACGCCTTAGACAAAATTTGACCTGTCGTGCCACCAAGCAAATCAGCCATAGAAGTAGCGACGGCTTGACCAAATGTTTCAAAATCTGCAGGCAAATCCGTGACTAAATCACTTGCCGTCGGCATTTGCCAGTTGAAGGGGGTTGTTGGGTTCGTCATGGGTTCTCCTTATTAAGTGACAATTGTTGCACGCGCCCAGTCTAGCGTTGGCGACACGCCCGACCAGGTAAAGGTGTTAGATATTTCGTTCCATTGCAAGGCCTGCAGCGAATAAGCAACGGGCGAAAGATTGAGTGAAATTGAAAGGGTGTTGTATCCAGCGCGGAATGTCCAACCTTCGACGAACCCCTGGAAGATTGACCCCATATTGGAAGGTAGGTCATTGATCGCCACTGGCATTCCCATAAAGACTTCAATTAGAGCGTCACGGTCTGCGTTGTCCACTTCGGGGTTTGTCAGGTCATAAGTAATTTCGCTAAAAATGGGTTGCGGGTCTTTTCGTAGCGCCAGGTAAAAATCGGCCTGGTCAGTGGCGTCGGTCGAATTGTGCAAGGTTGTGGTGATGATCTGCGAAAGTGTGCCATAAGTAAGGATTGAAGTTGCGTCGCTGGCGCTTACTTCTGAACTGCTTGTCGCGCCGTATTTTATGGTTAGGTTATTCCGCACGTCGCCTGCGCGGGTTTCGGTACGCAAACCAGCTGCGCGCGCCTGGTTGGCAGTTATTTGCACGTAACCGTTTGCTGAAAGATACTGGCTGCGGTGAGTAGCGTCGGCGTAGGAAATTCGTCCTTGGGCGTCTTCATAAATGTAACCAAGTCCTGAAGTTGCTAGGGCTGAAACCAACGAATAAACGTCGGTGCGATCGCTTGACCGCGCTGCCAATTCATAATCCCCAGGCTGATCAATTTCACCGAGGCCGATATTGCCCGCAGTTGCCCAGGTGGCAGTTGGGTTGTAGGTAGCCCATGTCAACGCACCTGGTATTTCTGCCCAGGTTTCCAGCAATAAGTCTGAAAGTATTGTGTAAATCTGGTTCCCGTCAAAATCTTTGGAAAGTACGCCATTGGTCAATGCCTTAGGCAGACGCGCCAATGCGCCCAGCGCCGTGATCGAATAAGTCTGAGTGAACATGGTGGAACCCACGTCACGGACTTCCAAACCAATGTCCACGACATTGCCACCAAAAATGGGCACAAACGCATTTGACGTGTCTTTGACCCAAATTGAAATCGTCGAATTGATGTTGACTGGAATCGTCGCCTGGTTAACGTCGATCAACTGAATGTTTGTGTAGCCTGCTTGCGCCTGCTCATAAATGTTTGTGCGTCCACTTTGAATGGTCAGGTTTGCCAAAACCGCTGAAGTGTATTCAACCCCGTCAATTTCGACTTTCCAAACGGGCGTCCATTGGGTCATGCGACTAGATTCCCTGCGCCACCCGTGCCGCGATAATAGGAATTGTTCAAGGTGTCAACGATCGTTCTGGCCGTGCCTTCCTTGTCGATTGCGCCTGAAACATTGACGTTAATTGTCGTTCCTGACGCGGCCATGATTCCTGCAAGGCTGGTTGTGCTAACACCTGAAGTTCCTGAAGCGCCCAGACCAGTGATTTTGGCTGCAGTTGTTGCGGCGGTTTTAGCTGCGGTTGCCACGCCACCGCCACCGCCACCGCTGGAAACTGCGCCACCAGTGGAAGGTGCTGAAATCGAAGGAATTGAAGGAACCGAAGTTGTCACCGTTGGGGTTTTGATCGAAGGCACACTGACATTAGGTGTCGAAATCTTTGAAACATTTGGCAAAAATGGAATTGCGTTATAAGCGCCAATCAGCGCATTAATTCCAGCAACCGCACCTGAAATCAAACCATTCAAAATTTTAACGACGCCAGCAATAACGTCAATGACGCCGCCAGCGATCTTGCCAGCAACCTGCAGTGCGCCACCAAGAACGGTGCCAATGACCGGCGCTAAGTATGTTGCAACGTAACTGCCAAAAGTTTTAAATACTTCCAAATTGTCGCTGAGTGCGTCCTTAACGTAATTGAACGCCTTGATTAATCCGTTAATAATTGGCGTGAAAACATTCACAATTGTGTTTCCAAGATTTGTGATAATTCCACCCAGGCCGTTACCGTTAAGGCTGAAAGCACTTGAAAACGCATTGATGACTGGCAACGCATTCTGGTTAATGAAATTGATGACCTTTTCCAAAATTGGTAGCAACGCAAAACCGATTGTTTCCTTTGCTTCGTCAAACGCAATTTGCATTCTTGCAATTCGTCCAGCGTAGGTGTCAGCGTTACGGGCTGCAGCACCGCCAAACAAATCTGATAAACGGCCTTGAACCTGCTCAAATGACATTGTTTTAAGTTCCGCAGCTGATAAGCCAATCCCTAATCTGCCCAGCGCGGTTGTGTTGCCGTCGTAGGCTTTAGATAGCGAAACGGCAACCGCTTCAACGGGCTTACCCGTTGCGGCGCTGATATCCAATGCGGTGGCCAGTAAATCTTGTGCCTTTGTAATGTCCCCAGTCGATCTAACCAGGCGACCCAATGCTGGTCGCAATTCGTCGTCTGCAACGCCTGTCGCCAATGACATTTGCAGAATAGATTGTTCGGTGGCGGCGATCTGCGCCTTTGTTGCGCCCGTTGCGTTCTCCAGCGCCAGCGCCAATTGTGTCTGTGCCTTCTCGTCTTCGATCGCCGCCTTGACGCCTTCGATACCAATTTTGATTGCATAAGCACCAGCGGCCGCCGCTGCAGCAACGAATGCTGCGCCAACCATTTTGCCAACCTTGCCCATTTTGTCGCCAAATGAATCAACGTCAGCCGACGCGGTTTTTAACGATTTGTTGAGGTTGTCTACGTCACCGAGAATTGAAAGTTTAAGGGTACGACTACCAGCCATTAGTTATACTCCTTAACGATCTTTGAAAACGATTCTTCCCATTTTTTGACAATATCTGGTTGCACGCTTCGAAGGGTTGGATAAATAAACCAGCCACGAGAACCGCGACCTTCACGACCTGACCACACTGGAAATTGCTTATACCTATTTGAACCGAATTCTGCGCCGCCCCAAATTTGCTGGGTTGAAGCGCCACCACTCAATTTTTGTCCAGCGTAGCCAAATGAAATTTCACCAATTTTGGACGACTTAGAAACCTTTGAACCGTCAGCCACGCGATTATCCTGAAGGTTACGGGTACGGCTTGACGCAGCGGCTTGAATCTTGCCTTGAACCCAGGTGGCCAGTTCGCTGGTTGCTTGCTTCGCCTGGTTGGTTGCTTCTTCGTCCATTGCTTTAAAAGAACGGACAATGGCGCGCAACTCATTCTTGTCGTAACTGATTGCGTCAGCTGCCATTTGCCCGTCCTTCCAGAATTTCAAGCACTGTTAAAATGTCCTCAGCCGTTTCAAATTGTTCTTTTGGTAAGTTGGTTGCTAAGGCCAACTCCCAAACAATTCGGTTTAGGCTTCCGACTGGGTGGCTTTTGGGTTTGCTTCACCGACTATCACTTCAGCGATCGTTTCAGTCCATGCTTCGATTGGCTTGACTGGTTTCCCAGCGGCTTCGCGCTTCATGGCGTGATAGGCCAGAAAGACCAAATCTCCTTC